TAAAGGCCACGTGGGGTTTAAGCTCTGATGCGTATCCTAGTCATTCCAGACACTCAAGTCCGTGAAGGTGTTGCTTTAGAGCACCTTACATGGGCTGGCAAAGCAATCTGTGAGTACAAGCCTGATGTGATTATTCACATTGGAGATCACGCTGATATGCCTAGCTTGTCTACTCATGACAAAGTAGGCAGTAAGTACTTTGAAGGTCTTCGTTATCAGAAGGACATTGAAGTAGCTAAGCTTGGTATGCAAATGCTCTTACAACCCCTTCGTGAGCTACAGAAAGCTCAGAAAGAAAGTAAACATAAAGTATATAAGCCTCGTATGGTGTTGACTCTTGGTAACCATGAAAATCGTATCAACCGAGCAGTGAACAACAACCCCATGCTGGAGGGTTTAATCTCAACAAAGGATCTAGAGTATGAACGTGATTGGGAGGTACATGATTTCCTCCGTCCAGTTTTTATTGGAGGGGTTGGTTTTAGTCATTATTGGCCTGTTGGTGCTATGGGGCGCCCTGCTGCTTCACCTGCTGCTATTATTAGCAAACTGCACCAATCGTGTGTGGCAGGCCATCAACAAGGTAAAGCTGTGGCATACGGTAAGCGCGCTGATGGCAAGTCTGTGTGCGCTATTATTGCTGGATCTTATTATCTTCACGATGAAGGATACATGGATCAGCTCAGTAATCGTCACTGGCGTGGCTTGGTTGTTCTAAACGACGTACAAGATGGTCACTTCGATGAAATGTTCCTCAGTATTGAATATCTAGGAAGGAAATATGGACAAACCGACAGTAAAGCAGATTGAGGAATACATGGCTTCTTTGAACCTTCCTGAAGAGATTAATACTAAAGGACTCAAGTATGATAAAGGTAAACTTAATTGGAGTTTGATGCCCTTCGGGGCTTTACAAGAAGTGGTTAAAGTGCTAGAATTCGGCTCCCAAAAATACGCCCCGAACAACTGGATGTATGTGGATAATGCTGAAGAGCGCTACTGGAACGCAGCAATGCGTCACTTAATCGCTTACAAGACTGAATCTACTACTGACAGTGAAACGGGGCTTTCGCATCTGGCCCACGCTATTTGCTGTATGCTTTTCCTTCAACACCTTAACAATGAGCAGAACAATAAATGAAAATGACACCCTACCAAACTTATATCGGTAAGTCGCGCTACAGTCGTTACTTGGACGATAAAGGTCGTCGTGAACACTGGCCTGAGACAGTATCTCGTTACTTTGACTTTATGCAAGATCATCTAGTTAAGAATAACAATTATATTCTTTCACATGAGCTTCGTACTCGTCTTGAGAACGCAGTATTGAACCTTGATGTTATGCCTTCCATGCGTAGTCTAATGACTGCAGGAGAAGCTTTAGAGCGTCAGAACGTAGCAGGTTACAACTGTAGTTACTTGCCTATTGATGATCCTAAAGCCTTTGATGAGGCTATGTACATCCTCTTGTGTGGCACAGGTGTGGGTTTTAGTGTGGAGCAAAAGTATGTCAACCGTCTCCCTGAGATTCCTGAAAAGCTTTATGAGTCTAATACTGTGGTTCACGTTAAAGACTCCAAGGAAGGGTGGGCAAAGGCTCTCCGTCAGGTTATGGCCTTGCTATGGGCAGGTGAAGTGCCTAAATGGGACGTATCAGCGGTACGTGCCTCAGGTGCACGCCTTAAAACTTTTGGAGGACGGGCTTCTGGGCCTCAGCCCTTGGTGGACTTATTCACGTATGTGGTGGCTAAGTTTAAGGGAGCTGCGGGTCGTAAGCTTCATACCCTTGAATGTCATGACATCCTCTGTAAAATCGGTGAAGTCGTTGTGGTTGGTGGAGTACGTCGCTCTGCAATGATTTCTTTGTCTGACCTCAGTGATGATCGTATGGCTCACGCTAAGGCAGGTAATTGGTGGGACGGTAACGGTCAACGAGCTTTAGCTAACAACTCAGCAGTGTATGACGTTAAGCCTAACGTTGGTCAGTTTATGCGTGAATGGAGTAACATTTATGAAAGTCACTCAGGTGAACGAGGTATCTTTAACCGATATGCGTCAGAGATTCAAGCAGGTAAGAATGAGCGTCGTGTACTTGGTAAAGAGTGGGGTACTAATCCTTGCTCTGAGATTATCCTCCGTCCTTATCAATTCTGTAACCTTAGTTCAGTTATTGTGCGTTCGAGTGACACTGTGGAGTCTCTTAAAGAGAAAGTTACTATTGCAACGATCCTCGGAACTTTCCAATCTACGTTGACTAGCTTCCCGTACCTGCGTAAGGTATGGCAGACTAACACTGAAGATGAGCGTTTGTTGGGTGTGTCGATGACAGGTATCTTGGATAACGTGTTGCTCAACAATGCTTACGATAAAGACTTGCCTGCTCGTTTGGAGGAATTAAAGAATGTTGCTGTTGACACTAATAAGCGTCTCGCTGTTGAACTGGGCATCAATGCTTCTGCTGCGATCACCTGCGTTAAACCCGAAGGCACGGTTAGCCAGCTTACTGGTACTGCTAGCGGTATTCATCCTCAACACAGTGCTTATTTCATTCGTCGTGTACGTTCTGATGCCAAAGATCCACTTACTCAGTTTCTGAAGGACTCTGGATTCCCTTGGGAGCCTTGTGTGATGAAGCCTGAGTCAACAGTTATCTTTTCTTTCCCGATGAAGACACCAGAAGGTGCTCGTCTACGTGAAGACTTGAACGCTATTGAACATTTGGATCTGTGGTTGACATTCCAACGCCATTGGTGTGAGCACAAACCTTCAGTTACAATCTCAGTCAATGAGAATGAATGGCCTAAAGTAGGAGCATGGACATGGGAGAACTTCGATGAAATTACTGGTGTATCATATCTTCCGATGGACGGTGGAACTTATCGCCAAGCTCCCTATGAGTCTATCAATGAAGCAGAGCATGATCGACTGGTATCGAAAATGCCTTCAACGATTGATTGGGAACAAATGAAAGAAAATACCGATAACGTTGAAGGTTCTCAGACACTCGCCTGCACCGCGGGGGGCTGTGAGATCTAAATGAAAACCATTGTATACACTAAAGACAATTGTCCAGCGTGTGTGCAACTGAAGACAAAATTAGCCTTGGAAGGGGTTGACTTTGTTGAGGTTCACTTAGGCAAGGATATGAGCATTGAAGCCTTTAAGGATAAATTCCCTACAGTGCGTTCAGTGCCTTATATGGAATACACAAAGGATACAGAATGGTAATTGATATTGATTGGTCAGGCGGTCTTGTACTAGGTATCGTTCACACGGATGAAGCCATAGTGGAGACTGATGAGGATGTATATGAGTTTTGTTCAGCCATCGTCATTCATCTAGGATTCTTTAACATAGCAATCTTGTTCTGCTAGAGATAGAAACTAAGAAGCCCTCTTGCGAGGGCTTTCTTTTTAGGCTTTGTATAGGCTTACACCTTATGATATTGCTCTTCGGTGAGGATACCAGTTTTGTATTTACCTTCAGGTTTAAAGATAGTTAACTCTTGTTGTCTCATCTCAGGTGCAAAACTGATGTGCATCCAACGACCAAACTCATGGATCATCTGATCGAACTTGATGCCTGCTTTCTTGACTTCTTGACATAGCTGCAAAGGGGTAAGTTTAGAGCTAGAGACATCGATAGCCCAGCCATCCATGTGAGAACTAATCTTAGAACCGCCCACAGCCACGTTAACGGCTGGTAGACGCAACCAAGAGTTAATCTTCAGAGGGCCAGTAACAGCACGTAGTTGTTCAAGCTTCTGTGCTGCAATCTTCATGTTCTCCAACTGGGGTGTAGAAGGCTGATTGTCGATACCATTACGTACAGCAGTCTCGCTATAGGTGGCTTCATCCAATGAAAAATGTTCGGATAGTTGCAAGATTATTCTCCTTCGCTGTCGTCAGATTTAATGTTAATACCTGTAATCAGACCAATAAAGCCACCAACGATAGTTTGGAAAGCAGGACCAATAATCTCAAAGATCTTGTCATCAGGGACTGTAGGATCGAGGAGGGCCATAATAAACATAACCATCATCACCAGTACTACAGCCACCAAGGACAGGGCTGATGTAATAACTACAACTTCTTTTAATTTCACTTTTTACTCACTTTATCAGCTAGTTTTTCCATAGTCCGGCCACCAAAGTAGAAAGACATTACAAGCATTCCCCATTGACCTAGAAGTTCCACATATGCGCCTCTAGTTTCATAATTGAAAATAGAAGCAATAGCGAAGCCGCTGTAAGCAACAAGAAGGAATATCAATACCATAGGACGGATGTTCTTAGACAACCAAGAGTCAGAAGACATATCAGCCTTCATGCGTTCTGTTAGATTAGTCTGCTCAATCTCATACTCTTTACAATCAATCTCTTTAAGCTTCAAGGCCAGCTCAGGATTGTCTTTAAGAGCTTGAGTAACTGCGCTAGGAGTGGCCTCAATACCAAGCTTAGCGGCAATAGCATTCATAGCCAAACCTCCAAGAGGGCCTCCAACAGCAGTAGCCAGAGCAGGTGCTACATTTTTAAGTAGATTCATCAATTCGTTCATGGTGCTTTACACGCTGCTACAGCGTCCTTTACGATAATATATAAATAAAGTTCAAATGGTAAGATAATAAAGAATAGCAAAGTTAACATTATAAGAAAACTTACGTATGCTGTCTCGCTAGAAGAAGTGCCGCTATTAGTCCCCATATTTCCAATACTATTAGAGCCATTACTACGACCCATGCTATTCGTTGTCTTATTTTGGAAAGAAGTTTGTTTCTGCGTTGCCATTCATCCTTCCTCTTTCTGATATTCAATAAGTGTGTAGCTTCTTGTTTCTCCTGTACGATACCAAACATATTAACTACATCAGTATACAAAGATCCCAACTCAGGAGGGCTTTGATAGACCATAGTCTCCCTGATCTCTTTCTGAAGCTTCTCCATTTCTTTCAAAGCTACAACATGATCTAAGGATATGTCTAACAGTTCATCAGGGTCTATAACTGAGGTATCTATACGTTCCTGTTGCTCCGCTATCTTTTTCTTCATGGCTATCATGCCTTTAAAAAAGATCTTTAAGTTCTTTATTAAGTCAGCTTTTATCTCTTGTTCACTATGAGCTTCAATAGTAACTATAGGTTTCTTATTAACTACAGGTTCTTCTATGCGGTGGTTATCTGACTTAATCTCCGCAGGTTCTGCATTGAATAACTTAGACTTAATGAAGTCCCAGATACCTGTACCGACATCTGAGACTTCTACTGCTATACCTTTAACTTCATCAAAGGTAGCCTTAGCTTGTAGTACAGTACCTTTATACTCTTTGTATAGTTCACACCCTTGCTGGATAGCCTCAACAGCCTTGAGAGCACCAGCAAGGATTAAGAGAGGCATTTACTCAGGTGTTGTTAGAGACTGAACGGTTTCACGTACAGCTGCGGTACTAGCAAGCCCCGGTTTTGAACTCCATTTACTAGGGTCAGCCATAAGTTTTAAAAGCTTGTTTCTTTCAACAGCTGGAAGTTGCTCTAAGACATTAGCAGCTCCTTGAGGAGTCTTCATGGCTTGTGTAAGCAAATCAAGTGTGTTTTTACCGACAGCTTTTTCAAACTCAGAAAGAACTCGATTACCAGCCGTAGCCCAAAAGCTTAAAAAGGAAGGTAAACGAATAACAGATGTCTGCTGCTTAACAAGGTCAGTCAAAGCTTTTTGGCCTTCAGATGCTTGTGAAGATACAGATAGCTGAGTTAGACGTTTCTGAGCTTGCTCATTAAGAGTAGATAAAGCGTCAGTGGCTAGTTCTGTGCCAATGTTATAACGACCAGCACCTAAAATTTTCTCTACAGCCTCTGGTGATTCATTAGTAACTAAACGTACAAAGTCATCGGGATTAGTTTTCCACAGACGCAACGCTTCAGCAGACAGCTTACGCTCTGAAATCTTTTGCATTCCTTTAGAGTAATCCTCAAGATACTTACGATAGCCAGTACCGCCAGACTCCTCAATCGCGTTCACGAGCAAAGGCTTAACATCTGACAGTACTTTAGAAGCTAAATTACGTTGTGATGGAGCATCCATGCCGGGACGCAACTTCTGAATAGCAGCGTTAACGGAGTTCTTACGAATAGCGTCTAATGCTCTAGCATCAACCACGCCACCACTATTAGTCCATTTTGCAATGTCATCAGCTACACCTTGAACAGAGCCGATTAAGACATCATCACCAGCAAAAGAAGGATTATTAGCAATATTAGAAATACGTTGAGCTAGTTGCTCTCCTTTTAAAGGTTTAATACCCACGCTTCTCATTGAATCAGCAGCTTGTTGAGCAAACCTAGAGCCTTGTCCTAGATCCAGAGAAGCTTGAGCTGCCCTGTCTGACCACTCATTGAAAGCTTTTTCAGCAAGTTCATTTTTGTAAGTATACTTAGTAAAGCCTACAGGAAGACCTCGTTTAATAAGATCAAGACGAGCAGAAGCTTGAGCAATATCACCTGCTTTAATCAACTCACGTACTTTTTGTACTTCAGCAGCGGCTTCGCTAGACAAGCTACCTGCTTTTGCCTCATAATCTGCAACAGCCTTACCAAGATTAGCACGGGACAAAGCAGCTTCTCTTGCTGGGCTTGTGACAAAGTTTAAAGCATTCTTTGCATTCTCAGCAATACGTCGTGTCTCAGTGGCATTCTCACCACCAGCCAACTTAGCCAGAGCTTGAAGTGCATCGCTTTCATTACTTAAACGGATTTTACGTACAAACTGAGGATCTCGCTCTAAGACATTACCAATTAAAGCTTGCCATGTTGGGTTTTCTAAAGATGCTGTAATCTCTGCGACACTTTGTCCGGGTTGTGCGTTCTTGAGCTTATCTAACACAGCAGGTAGATCTTTACCTAACGACTCTCTTGCAAGTTGTCCGGCTTTAAGCTGAGCAGAACTAACAGAAGGTGATAAAACATCTGCTACTTTTCCTAACCCTTTAGCAATAAGAGGGGCTGCAACACGACCACCAGCCTCATAAGTAGCTCCTTCTAATATGTTCTGCAAAGGTTCCGTGATTTGAGCAGCACCTTCGCGTGGTTTTTGTCCGCCTAGGTATTGGTCTGCTAAGCCGAGCGCTTCTTTGCTAATACCATAGCCTAGACCTGCGCCCCCTACGACACCTAAAGGACCCATAGGAGCCCCTAAAACACCCCCTGCTACGGAGCCTAAAGCTTCAACTGTAGGCGCAACATAGGGACGAACTGCGTTATAAACAGATTGAGTAGCAGTGGGTTGGGGATTAGTTAATAAACGAGGATCGTTAGCCATTGTAGGGCGACCACGTGCAGGCTCTTGAGGCATGCCAAAATCAGCAGACGTCGCTAAACCAGCATTAATTGCTTTAGCCATGATGTCTTGTTTTGACGTACCTTCAGGAATACCTTGAATAACTGTTCCATTTGGCAGTTCAATATCCATTACAGATCACTCCATTTTTTAACAGTACCGGTTGTTGGTTGCTTAGCTACTCCCTGAGCTTTTAGCGCTCTTTGTTTAGCCGCTTCAAGTTCTGCTTTAATACGCGACACAGAGGCATCAAATTCAGCGGGTTTCATTTTAGTATCTAAGGCTCCCACAGCGGCTGTAAGTTTCTTACCTTCAGCATCCGACAGAGCACCCATGCCTTTCAGCGCAGCTACTTGTGGGATAAAGGTTTGAGCTTTAAATGTCTCCAGCTGAGAAGCAAAACCAGCTGCGTCAGTCCCCGGAATAATTGACATCACGCCGCCAGTAACCGCACCAACAACGTCCTTTTTACCGGGGTGTTTCGATAAAAGATCGAGAGTATCCAAAGCACTATCAAAAGATGCTACACGGCCTTGAGCTTGTGTCTGTAACAGTTGTTCTTTTTCTGCCGCTTTAGATTGCAAGTCTTGAATACGTTGCTCAATCAATTGACGTTGGACATCACTGTTAGCACCACGCAAAGCAGAATTCATCTGAGCAATCTGAGCCATAATCGCATTACGGTCTGCTGCAATTTCCTTAGCTGTCTGATTCTTTTCCTGAGCTATTTGCATTTGCAGCGCACGAGCTGCTTGCTTTTCATCTACTTTAGATTGAACAGCAATAGACTGTTGAGCAAGTGCGTTTGCACCTTGGATATCACCAATAGCAGATAACTGTTTAGCAGCACTAGCCAAAGCTTTGTAGTCTGTTTGATCTAGACCTTGCATGATCTGTTGACGTGCAGCGTGGAGCTGCATTTGTGGATCTTGAGCGCCGAGCAGTCCACCTACTGCATTACCAGCACGTTGAAAGCCACCACGAATATCAGCTTGAGCGCGTTGTTCAGGAGTCAACTGAGCCATTTGAATAGCTTGTTGAGTAGCTGCTTGGTCCTGCTGTTGCTGATACATTTCAGGAGTTGCGAACAACCCTGATAACATTGAATCTGTTGCCATGATCTTATAATTCCTTATTGCCAAACAAAGTTAGAATAATCCAAAGTTGGAAGTTGACCTGCAGTATCTAAGTAATTAGGTGTTGCAGCCATGCTGGAGTTATTAGCCAACAATGTATTGAACTGATCGGAAGACAAATTGCTACCAATGTTACTACCAAGCCAATTACCCAGAGAACTACCCAACGAAGTATTACCTGCTAAGCTACCCAAGGCAGTGCCAAACAATGAACTACCCCCCAAGCCAGACAAAGCAGAAGCGTAAGGGTTATACTGACCTGCATTAAGAGCTGCTTGAGAGGCCGCTGTGTTAGCTCCTAGTTGCAATTGACCGGCACGTGCGCCAGAAGCTGAAGATTGTTGAGCCAAACCTGAAGACAAGTTCAAAGGCTGTTGAGCCAGAGATTCGACATTGGAAGCTGTAGTCAAACCAGCATTGAATGGTTGATAGGCATTGCTGAGCAAGCCTTGACCGAAGGTAACTTGTTGTTGACCGTACTGTTGAGCATTAGCAGCCATCTGAGCATCAGCCATAGCACGAGCGTTAGCGAGAGCTTGTTGTTCAGGATTAGCAGCGCCTAAAGCACCGCCTTGCGCTACTGAGACACCTGTACGACCTGTCTGTTGAAGCTGATTAGCCAAACGAGCTGATTCAGTATCACGGCTAGGAGCCAAGAGAGCTTGTTGTTGGTTATACCAGTTAGCTGCTACATCATTAGGATTCTGACCGATATAGCCACGACCTAAATTCTGAAGTGTAGAAGCATCAGTCAAGGATTGGCGATTAGAACCCATGATCTGGTTTTGATACGCTTGCATCTCAGGGGAAAGATTATATCCCGCTGAGGTGAGCTGACCTGTAGTAGGATCTACTTGGAAATTAGATGTACCAAAGGTTGTCGTAGTGCCTACAGGACGGAATTGAGCTTGTTGAGAAGCTTGCTGACCAGCTGCACGAAGAGCGTTAGCTTGAGCTTGAGAAGCCGCTGCACTTGTACTTCCTTGCATTAAGCCACCAGCGCCTGTAAGAGCACTTCCTAAGAGGCCCCCAAGAAGGTTATTACCAGTTGTAGTTGCCATATTATTAGTTCCTGTATTTCCTGAAAAAGCCCCTGAAAGGAGTTTAGCTAAAAGTGATTGTGCTACTGGGTTAGGGTTAGAAGCTGTTGGTAAAGACGTACCAGTGTTTAGATAATTCTCAGCACCTGTAGTCAGGCCTGCTAGATCCTGACCTAAAGGATTACCTGTAATATTATTATTTAGATTAAAACCTAAACTTCCCAAAGATAATCCTAAACCGCCTGAACCTGAAAGATTAAAGGCATATGGATTAGACATATCCACAGGGGCCAATGTACCTTGCAGTCCTTGAGATGACTGAGCCAAAGGCGATAGAGAATAGTCTGCACCACTTGTGTAATCAGTTGTCGTTGTAGGGCTATACGGTACAGATGCTGTGTCACCACCTGAACTCAACAAACCACTCGCTGCTTGGTTAGCGCCTGTAGACAAGGCAGCGTTGCTGAGTGATGTGCCTAAGTCTTGACCTGAAAGCAGACCTGTAGCAGTGTTGCCTGTAAACTGTCCTAAAGCACCTCCACCGACGCCTTGAGCAACTTCTCCACCAGCGTAAGACAAAGCAGCAGACTTAGCGATATCACCGAGATCCTTACCTTGTGCTGCGCTCAAAGCAGCTGAGCCTAAAGGACCTCCAAAATAAGCAGCGGCAACGTTAGCAGCAGCGCCTAAGATAGGGTCTGACATGATGCTATGGAGCATTCCTGCAAATCCACCACTACTGCTTGAAAGCTGTCCCGGCGTAGGGCGGCCTGAAGCATCCCAAGAACCTACGATACGGTCTTTATTACTAGTCCAAGTGGTAACCTTATTGTCACCAATATAGTTTGTTAGATTTCCATTAACATCGTAAATAGCGGAAACAGGTACGCCATTTACGTTTACTGGCTGTGCTGATGTATATCCGTTTACATCACCTCGGTCATCCGTAAGCGCGACAATACCTTCAGTTTTAAGCGATGGAGGCATGAAGACACGTTCACCTGAACTATCTGTTGTAAGCCCTCCGGGATCAATATTAAGTTTCTGTGGAATACCTAAGCTTTTAACGTCAATAGGCATCAACAACTGAGCTTGATAGTCTTGTACGTTACCGCCGTAAAACTCATTGGCTGTCCGCATCAATGGCGACAGGAGCGCGTCAAACTGAGTAGGAGTTAATCTACTTTTTAAAGCAGTTAAGTAGGAGCCGTAGGTTGGAGCAGAATACGTAGAAGGGCCTGCGTTTTGAGGCCAATCAGAGTTTTGAGCGTTATCAGCCATTACAACTCTTAGATAGTGCCGTTAGAGACAACATTACCAATAACAGTCAGATTACCTGAGCCATCAATAGAAGCTACGTTAGTTCCCAACGACTGAATATACAAGATACCCGCTGTTTCAACAAAAGCAAAGTTAGTAAATGTCCCGTCTGCTTTAGAAGAAATAGCTGCTTGAATATTAACGAACTCCGTATTCAGCTCAGCGCCTTTGACAACCTTAGCCGGATTCCCATGAATTAGACTGTCTTTAGAAGCAAAGTTAGTGCTTGGTGTATAGTTACTCATATTATGTAATCTTTCCGTTCTTAGCGTGAATCTCGATCTTCTGGATGCTCAAAGGTGAGCCATTGATATAAGCTTCGTAACCTGTTTGCACTACTTTACCTGAACCTGTAGGATAAGCTTTCAAGATCGAAAGAACTTGACCGCTAGAGTAATCATAGCCAGCATTATAATCACTTTCACCGTAGTAAGCAATATTATTCGCAGGAATTGTAATGTTTTGTGAGTGGAAGTTACCTGTAAAGTCATAAGACCATTTACAAGTCAAAGCTTGACCGTTACCGCCAATCACTGTCACCAGAATAGACTTGAGAATTGAGGTTACTGAAGGAGCACCAAAGTCAGTATGGTTAGTGTGATACTGCATCTGATATGTTGTTGCATTATCCAAGTAACCAGCATATGTGCCTACAAAGCCTGCTTTACCCAGCAAGAGAGTACCATCTTGCTTAGCACAGAAACAACTTGGATCAAGACTGTCCCAAATAGTCACACGTGCTGCACCGTCTTGCAACTGAGCCTTAGTATCAAAACAATAGACTTGTTTAGCAGAAGGCAAGGTCAGTAAATAGAAAGCATCAATAGGTGAATGAACAGCTTTGACATTAGACAGTGTTTCCAAACTAAGATAGTTGAGAAGGTCATTACGGACGTTCTTACTTAGTTCACGGAAAGGAGCAGACTTCTCTTGAATAGTACGTTGAAGGCTCCGCACGCCTGTTTGAGATAGGAAAACAATGTCTGTACCTGTATTGGCAATCGTATCACGGGAAATGCAGCCAATGCCTGTAATAACGTCTTGAAGAGCAAAAGTAGTGCCTGAAGGGTCAGTAGCGTTGTTATAGACAAGAATGTTATTTTTACCAAAGATAAACAAGAAGCCGTTATGAGCACCTAAGCCCACAACAGTATCGCCACCTTTAGGCCATACTGTAGTCGTATCCAATGTACCTGCAGTTCCTGTAGACCAGTTATAAGGTTGTTTAGTATTCGACCATTGAATAGTAACTTTGTCAGTAGTAGAACTTACGTTCCACAGACGGCCGTAAGCACTGATAACAGCATTGGACTTATGTACTGTACCTGTATAACCTGTAATCTCAGAGATACGGCGATACTGAGTTGTAGAGGTTGTAGGGTTAAACTCTAGAGGGTCGTAACCTTCTTGGAACAAGTAAAGACCGCCCCCAAGGGAAGCCATTTGCCAGTCACTAGCGGTAATCGTAGGAGCTGTCCCGCCGCCGCCATAGGTGAGTTCCGTAAGGGTAGAACCAACTAGTTTAAACAGCTTATTGTTACCAGCTAAGATAGTGTAGCTAGTGCCGTCTACAGTGATAAGTTCGCCAATAGACTTTACCGTAGCAGAACCAAGTGTAGCATTAGCCACGTGGTTAGGTGTCCAACCTTTACGAGCACCTACACGCCCATATTGGTCGATAACACAGTTAGTAGCTGTCAAGGCAAAGCCAGAGGCTAAGTCAAGAGAGCTATCCTGTGTGTTAAGACCATAGAAGCCGGGAGCTGTAATGGCATAGGGGAGTATAGGTTGTGCCATTATTAGACAAGATCCCAAGCATCGTTTTCAGGGCTACGAGCAGCTTCTGTGGCAATATAGTCAGCCAAGGAAGACTTAAACATGACGTAAGCTTCTGAACTATTCAAACCACCATCTTCACCCCGTTCAACCAAAGCACGAGCAACAGCGCCAAGAACGATAGGTTCTTTAGGCATCTTAGTTGTATCACCGTCATTAACAAATGGATTCTCAGGGATAACCAAACTAAACTTAATGTTATCAGCTGCGGTGGGAATAGGCCAGAATGAACACATCATATCACCGTTATTGTCCACTGAGCCTAAGTTAAAGTTAACCGGGGGGTTATGAACTGGGTCACGCATCATGTACATGAAACGATCAAGAGAAGGCTTGTCAATTGGAGACATAGGCCACAAACGAGTAGTATTGATTACGTCGTTAATACGGAAACGTTGACCCGCACCTGCAATTGAATAACCAGTCCATTGATTAGGGACACAGGTTACGTCAATATAGGCGTTAAGAGCATCCCAATCATACGAATCATTAACTTGACGTTTAGTGTCGTTAACGTAAGTAGCGATAAGAGCAGAGTAAGTGTTCTCAGTAACAGTTGTTACCGTAGGCTCACGTAAGCGAGCTAGAACATCATTGACAATTTCCAAATAGGTAGGAAGAGCCATGATTACATCTTCTTCTTAGACTTAGACATCCCTGCTTCAGACATAGCGATAGCGATGGCTTGGTCACGTGAAGTAACTTTAGGGCCTTTCTTGGAACCTGAATGCAGTTCACCTGCTTTGTATTCCTTCATTACTTTACCTACTTTAGCTTGCTTAGCAGGTTTAGTTTTAGGTTTAGTAGCCATTTAGATGCTCACTTTCACGGTAATAGTGCCTGACACATATACAGATACGTTAGCACGGATATAAGGAGGAGGAGTAGCAATAGTCACCAGACCATCTGCAGTGACCGCTGAGTTAAGGGTAGACCATGTAGTGCCGTCTACGCTGCCTTGCACAAGCACAGTAGCGGAAGTAATACCAGACACCTGCACGAAAGCAGCTTTGTTGCTATCAGTGGAGACGTTTTGAGAAGCGCCAGTAGCTGTAACAGCATTAAGGAGAGTTTTGACTGCCATATTAGAGCCTTATTTGAGGAAACGGAGTTTATAGAGAGTTGACAAGTAAAGACCAACAGCTTCGTCAATAATGTTATGCAAGGCTGTTTCACTACGTGGGCAGATAGACTCACGGTTGTCTTCAATCCACTTCTTTTGATTTTCCAAGACATCAGCAATAGTGCCTTTCTTGTCATTGGTCAACAAAGGAATATCAAGGAGTTCGTTGTAGCGACCTTGATAAGCTTCAGCGAATGCGTCAGCAAGATCTACGATTTCATCATAGAACTCATTCAAAGCTTTATGCTCAGCATATGAGCGAGTCTTAAGGTGGACTCGATGAGCGATATCACGACCAAGGAAAAGAAGTGCTACGTATTTACCGGCAACTAGTGGACTCATTTGAAAAACCTATCTACAAAGAAAGTAATCATCCCGCCAACAAGGGAAGCAATGGTCATGCCCATCCAGAAACCACCCTTAGACTTATTGGCAAGTTCTAAAAGGCTTTTAACATCTTTACTGAGGCTATGGACTTCAGTTTGAAGAGCTTCTACTTGAGCTTCCAAACGACCAAATTCACGTGCTGAAACTTCGTCCATTATGCTGCCTTACGAGGACGGCCTCTTGTTGCTACAGAAGCAATAGGGGCTTTAAAGGGAAGAGGTTTAGATTCAACAGCTACCAAAGAAGGCTTACCGTCTTCATCAATCCGAATATAACCTTCGTGTCCACGCATAGACTCAATGTCTACTTGTGCACTGAATTCAATAATATTGCCAGAGGCAACGCATTTAAACTTAGCCATAAAACCCTCTTGTTAGCTTATTAGAAAACCTACTTACAGATCCTCTAAAAAGCCCTCTCAATTTAAAGTAGAGAGGACAAAAACACCGTATAAATAGTGTTTTGTAGTATTAACCCAAACGACCCACAACCACGCGAACGGTTGTAGCAGCCAAGTCAACAGTAGCGGTAGATTCGTTCTGAAGACGCAAAGACACAGTATCAGCTGCGCTCACATAACCAGTAACGGACATACCTGCAAGGCTTACACCAAACGAGACACCCAACACGATATCGCCAAGGCGGACACCGGGGACAGTGATAGTGTCAGTCTCACCTGCACCGTCAACCAAGGAAGCTGCGTCCAAAGTAGCTGTGACTTTCCACATCTCTT